AAATTGATCTGTAATTGTAGAAGTTAAAACATTACTATCTACTTCTGTGTAGTTTTGAATTGCTGTTGTTAATGTTGCGTATGTAAATCCTGCCATTATGCTGATATCGTAACTGGTCCTGCTGTTACAGACATTCCTCCTGCTTTTTCAGTTAAAGTTGCATTGCTTCCACAATTAAAACTGTAACTATTTGTATTAATAACTGTTATACTAAATCCTGAAGCATTTTCAAATATGGTATATGCTAAACCACCAGGACTTCCATCTACATTTCTAAAAACAACAGTATCAGAAGTTGATCTACCATGTGATGGTTCTGTTACAGTAACTGTTGACGATCCAGAAGTCAAACTTAATGGATTACCAGGTAATAAATTTGGTGTAGCTGGCTCAACTCTATCAGGTCTAGCTTGTGGTAAACCTTGAGCATCAGCACCATGTGGTTTTGGCTCTAATTGTGGTTGTTTAGGTTCAAATTCAGAAATATGTACTCTAGATCCATTCCATTCTGTAACCATTTCTTTATATGGAAATGCCATTCCAGAACGATCAGATATAAATTGTGCATATTTACCTTTTGAAAAATTAGACATTTGGATAATAAGTTTTTGGTGAAATGAATGTACTAGAAGGTGAACCATCTTCTGATAATGCTCTAGCTAGTTCATCTTCATAATATAATTTTAATTCTTGAGTTCTTTGTGGAGCGTATTTTTGTGATAAATAAAATGCTAAACCAGAAGCCATACAAGGAACAAATCTAAATGGAACATCTGTTGCATTTGTATAATTTCCAACATCTTGAATTCTTTTAACATAGTAGTAATTAATATAATTACCTGCTTCAGATGAACCTGGAGTTAAGTATAAAGTAATAGTTACCTTATCAACAAATCTTTGTACAAAATATTGAGAAGGTACACCTTCAGAAGTTTTATTTGCTAAACCTTGATAAGTTGATCTATCAATTTTTGTAAGTGGAGTATCTACAGATGAAGAGTTTCTGTAAGAAGCTTCTAAAACATCCGATACACCATAAACAGCTGTTGCATCAGAAGTTCCATCAGCAGACGATCTATACATTGTATAAGTTGCTTGACCATCCACTAATGTAATTGAATTGTTTGCTACTTCCCAATAATGAAGACCTCTGTTTCCCCATTCTTGAAACATAATATTTAAACTACGTCTGGCAATTCTCATTTGATTACCAGCAGTAGGTTGCATACCAATTCTTTCGTATGCTTCTTCTATGATTTCATCAATAGAAAAAGTTTTATCGAAAGTATATGTTCCCGAAGTAGTATTAGCCATTTAAGCCCCCTACTTATCTAACAATATTGTAGCTGCTGTTAGACCTGACATTGCAGAAACTGTCATTCCATTAACAAATAAAATTCCATCTTCTGGAATGTTAAAAGAAAAAACATCTCCTGCTGGGCAATCACCAATAAATTGAGTTACTGAATTGCCATCTTGTAAAGTTATAGATCCTGCACCTGCTGTTGAGTTAGAAAGAATAATTCCTCTTAATCTTGTTCTACCTGCAAACACAGAGCCAGTTCCTGTAACTCTAACTGCTTTTACATCTGATTTCATTTTTTAATATCTCCTAAATTTAAGAGCTCCCGAAGGAGCTCTATAATTAATTATGCTACGGCTGCGCCAGTAGTCACGTCTACAAAGTTAGAACCATTACCGAAGCAAAGAGATCCAGTTAAAGATGCACCAGTTGCATCAGAAACATAGATAACCAAACCAGCAGTTGCTGTAGGTAAAGTTGCTAAAGTGTAAGTAGGTGCGATAAAACCATTATCTGATTTTACTGGACCTGAAAAAGTAGTTTGTGCCATTGTTATATCCTCCAAGTTATTTCTACATAGTCTCTTGGCCGTCGACTATACTCGTCTATGCAGAATTTAAATGTATAGTAAGGATTTTATATATCAGATTTTAATAGAGTGCAAGCGGGTTTGTATTGAAGTTATGATTTCCAATAATATAGTAGCGTTTTGACTAAGTAGCTACAGAAACTTGTGGTGCAGCATCATCTATTTTATTCATTAAATTAGCTTGTCTAGCTTCTGCTATTTTAATGTGATTGATAACTTCTCTTATCTTGCTATCAATCCTCACCATATCAAGAGTATATCTACCCTCTTCGTTATAGTGCTGCTCCCATTCCAGTTCTAGTCCCCTTTTCTGTTTGTATAGGGATTGAACGTGTGTTTGCATCATTAACCTCCTCATAGGTTACCCAAGTTTTACGTTTATCGTAAAATCCACTTGGTTCCCATACTATATCAGATTGTCCTAACTTGTCAACTATCGCATTATTTAATGCGTCTTCGTTGTCTTCACAAGTTACATTGAACTTAGTGAAGTATCCTCTAGACTTGATCTGTATAGTAAATGTTTTCATGAGTGTTTTTCTTTCTAGCATAAAAAAAGGGCGACCACAAGGATCGCCCTAATTTATTTTTCGTTAATCTAGTGATTACGCACCAGGTGATCCGAAGATACCTCTAGGGTCAGACCAGCCGAAGCTGTATCTTTCTCTAGCTTTGTATCTCACGTTACCAGTATCAAAATCGCCTTCCATAGCAGTTTTGATTGGTGATCTTACGAACATTTTAAGACCGTTAGGTACATCTGTTTTGATAAAGAACGCATCAGTATCAGTTAAGTAGTTATTAACTACATAACCTTGAGGTAACATCCCCATAGATCTGATTGCATTGATATCATTGTCAGCTGTGCCAACTCTTTGAGCTGATTTCATCAGTCTCTCAGCAGTAAATTGTAACTCAGAAGGGATGATCATTTTCATACCTTTAGCAGCTACTTTTAAGCCTCTTTCATCTGTGAAAGCAGCGATATCGATTAACGCTTGCTCTAAAGATGTCTCATTTAAGTCAGCAGATGTTGCTAACTCATTTGAGAAAGTTCCAGCTATAGTTGGGTGGTCTGTAGCGCAAAGCTCTTTTCCATCTCCACCTGCGTAGCTAGAGCTGAATGCATTGTTTAATACATTCGCAGCTTTTACTTGCTTAGTGTTCGCCATAGATCTTGCTAATGCTTTTGTATATCTAGATGATAATCTGTCATACAAGTTATCTTCAATCGCTTCTTCAGTGATTGAGAATGCAAGAGCAATTGTCTCGTGCGTGTATCTAGCTGTGAAAGTTTCTTGAGCGTTGTCAAATGTCACACCTGAACCTTCTGGTTTAACTTGTGCATTTGCAAATCCAGATAACATTACTTCCTCTTCGAAAGCTCTGTCTGAATTTTCACTGTCGAAAATTTCAGCATGCTGATTTTCGTATCTTTTATATTCCAGGCCGAATAGTGCATTCAATCCTGGCTCTAGTTCTTTAACTAGTTGTGATCTTGATATAGCCATAATTTATTCTCCTATCCTATTATATGCCTGCAACTTGTTTCAAGAAGTGCTCGTTGATTGTAACAACCCAGTTAACGTTAGCAGATGCTAAGTCTGAATTGTCAGGATCTTTAGAAACACCTACGATCTTTAATTGACCAGTAGATGTGCCTAATGATGCGTCATCAAGTTCCACTTTAGAAACATAGTTTGGAGATGATCCTGCTGTGTACGCAATGTCAGCTAAATTACCAACATCTGTTTGAGCAGAAGCACCACTGTTGTTAGATTGTACTTCGAACCTTTCATAAGGATCGTCAGCCACAAAGCCTACGATATCAGTAGCTGTGTTTGAAGCAGCTAAGTGATTAGACCATGTTGGCTTGCTTGAAGAAGCGTCAGTATAGTAGACACCGTTAAGCACACCTAATAAAACGTCTCCAGCTGCAGATACACCAATAGTTCCAGTTGCTAACATGCTTACTGGATCGTTTTGGTATATAGCTGTAGCAGAAGCTGCAATACTATATTCGCTTAAACCTTGGTTGTCTTTATTCTGACCAACTTTTCCGATTGCTTTCAATCCGAAAGCAGCGTCTTTGTTTGCCATTTTGTTTTTCTCCTTAGTTTATATTAATTCAGTAGTAGGGATTAACCCGAGAATCGTTAAAAAATTAACTTTTCTTTGTACCACCGAAAGTTACACGAGTCTGCCTCTCATTATTGATAGGCATACTT